CTTGATCACGGCGGTTAGCGACGAATCGAATACGTAGTCGGCCGCCGCGTTAAATGGGTTTCCTTCATCGGGAGAAATACGCTCACCAAGTCCCAACCGATTGGTAAGACCTTCATTGGTGAAATAATCCAAGTTATTTTGATAACTTATCTTCATTGTCATATTATTGGCTTTATCCGGGGTGGCTGTGTTGTCTTCCAAGCTAATCTCGATGGGCATCGCTGTATCATACACAACAGGGGCCTCGTAATAATCAACAAACTTATTAGATTTGAGTCCTGTCACAACGCCGCCGCGGCCCTTAATACTCGGAGGGGGCAAGAGTACGCTAATCTGGTTGGCTTTTCGTAATGCGCGAGCCACTTTATGTTCGCCGGTTCTTACCTGTTTCCAAGACGGGTACCCATAGGGCCCATTGCGCCCCAGGTTAAGAGTATTAAAAGATGTGGCATAATCAGACGGGAACTGCGACAGGTCGACGGCGCGCTGGGCCACACTGAAGCGGGGAGGAAAGACAGATGAACTTACCGGGAAGTTTAGAGAGGTCGAAAAGCCAGCCCTTGCTCGCGAGATAGAAGAATCCTGGTAGCCCGAGCCGCTATTGGCTACATCGTAGTTTGTTGCGCCCTCAACATGAGAGCCCGATTGTACAGGAATAGCCTGATTCCAAACCGCGATATCCTGCCTTTTAGGACGGGGAGCGTCGCCGGCCGAGGGGGATAATCGGTACCATGCGACCAAATTAGTCGGAGCCAGTATCTTTAAGTTTGGTTGCGAACCGTTATTATAAAGCGCTTCTCCGCTGAAGTTGGAGCCGCCGGCTTCGTTGATGAGATCATTCCATACGGCTACATCAGCTATTATGCCGTTCCAGACTCCAGTAGCACCACCACCGTTATAAATGCTGTGGCCGACATTCATCGCCCTTGCGAACGCGTACTGGGGGCCTTTAGTGACAAGTCCTTTATAGGATCCCGTGGGGCGTACCACACATGACACGTTGCCGCCGGCTCCGGGGCCGGCGACAGCCGAGCCAGCGATCGAATATTTATTTCCATTAACCATAAACACGGGATTATTTGAGGTCGAGGTACCATCATAACTCATTACAACATGGTACCACTTATTACGTTCTATAGTGGGGCCTCCGGTCTCGGTTGTAACAATCCATGAGCCACTTTGTGTGCTCCAATTACTCGCGTAAAAGGATAAATAGCCATCATTATCAACACTCGTCCACATGCTGCCGGGTAGATAGTTGCTATCGTCGGGCATATTTGAATTTCCCCAATTTATAATTCTGGCCCAAGAAGCCGGCCCGGCGGCGGCCTCATCGTAGGCGCCCGCATTTGTGCCGGGCCCATCTTTCCTCATCCACCATGACAGTGTGAATTGATTAGTGCGCGCGGGGTCACCAACAACGGAGCCTGTGCCAATTAACTGGTCCCATTCATAATCAAACCCATAAAAACTGAAAAGATTGCTAGTATTTTTATAGAGAATCCCCGCTGGTGCAGTGATCGCCGGTGTAGCCCCATAAGTGGCGGGAAGTTGCTGCTCATCCCCGTGTATACCCGTAACCAGTTGAGTTGATCCTAATATGTGATCTCCAGCAGAAACTGGATCGAGTACCATGGTATTTAGCCCCACAAGCAACGGAGTTCTATCATAGTATAGTAACCTATCTGACCCGGTAACATAGGTATTCGGGCCGGCGCCGCCTGCTAGCGGGCCCCGTGAGAAGTTGTCCCCATGCAAAACCAATCCATCGAGAGAGGTAGCTTTTATACAACTAGGTTCACGAAGGCTATCAAACATACTCTGAATCTTTTGAGGAGCGTATGCCTCATACGAGCGTAAAGAGGAGGTCACCCAACTATATTGTTGTGTCGAGCGTGGAATTGGATTTTGCAGAAACAAATTATCATATCTTACAGTGCGTTGGACACATTTGGGTACTCGCTCCGACTCAAATTTAACATTACCATTGAGGAGAATGGGAGACCATGGGGCATTCCCACGGCCGATCGCTCCGAACACTGCTTGTGGGACTGTAGGATAAGATCCGGAGAAAAACTCTTGATGAGCGTTAAGAACACCCATAGTGTTCCAGGGATCAGCACCATCATGGCGCGCCGGATTGTCCGAATAACCATAAGAAGTATCGGTGCCCCCTATTTGAGAACCAGAAAACTGATAGAACCGGTAATATGCCATAAGATCCGTTAACAAATCCGTGGGATATCGATTATAGCTTCCAGAACTGATGCCCAATTTAGTATATTCATCACGAACCGATTCTTCAGATACTGGCTTGACCATTGATTTATCAAAAATATCAAATGTGTACCCCCCATTATAAAGAGAACCAATTGCTGTCGTCGTTAATGTACGATTCTGATACCACACCATCTCGCTCATGGAACCAATCCATGGTTGTGAGCCAGTAACTGTCGTGGGCCAATTGCCGTTATTGCCGCCTCTGGCGCCGATGGTGGCTGGAAGATCCCCGAAACCGTAGGGAATCTCGGGCTTTACTAATACTCCGGTACCGCTATCGGTATTAAGTTGCCAATCTTCAAGGCCATTAATATACATTCTCAGAAACTTATCGTCGACCGGTCCTTGGTTGAGACCCGTTTTGCGAACTAATGCAACGTGAAACCAGGTATTGAGGGGAATATCACCAACCGTTTCCAGAACACCATTCGCGGTGCCTCCTTCGTAGAACCATACCAGTTTCCCGCTAGCTTGATCATAATATAGACGCGTGGTCTGGTGAGCGGCGAATACGGTATGCAGACCCAAAGCTGCGTCGCCCGATACATCTGACGCAGGAGGCATATTCGCGGAGTCTGCATCTATGTACAACCATACAGCCATTGACCAAGACATCCCTGCTTGAACGAGAGTAGTTTTCATGAAAGTGCCCGTAAATAGAAGGCTGCTCTCACTGGTGATAAATGTTCCACTGGCTGCAGTTGCAATGGCATATCCAACTCCCGACTCGTAGGGGCTATCAAATTTAGCGGCATGCCCTGTGATCTCTTCCATTACCACTTTGGCATTTCGATTTGTCTTATGATAAGAAGGAATTGTCACATAGGTCTCGGGCGATACAGCCCCGTATACAGCATCTGACCCAAACGGTCCGCAATGTAACTGTGAAAGCTGTCGTAATCCACGCGGTCGGCTAATTTGATCCAAGACGCGAATGGTTCCGGAAAGATCAGCGCCAAGAACAGAACCGGCGGACCCCGTATTTCCAAAATTAAGAACTCTAGGATTTCTATAGGGCACTGCGTTATAAACTGATAGTTCTTCGTGAGCAGGGTCCATGTAACCACGGGAATGCACCTCATATCCGGCGCCGCCGGCACTGAAGCGATTTACAATAATTGATTGATTAGAATTTGCACCAGTACGATCCGGGAGGGCATAATCTAAATCGCCACCCGTATTAGTGGGTCCCGAGGACGTAAGAGGAAACCGGCCGCGCGTGGCGAGGGTCTCGGGAGTCAGCGCAAAATCAAAGGACTGATCATTAAAGAAGGGATCATTCTTTTCTCGTGCATTGCTTTGAACAACCTCATAATTCTTTGTATAGTTGCCGATAGGGCCATGAGCCAATACGCCAGAAAGACTCGTTCCCACCGGGGCGGTTGTCATCTTAACATTTTGAATATTGACCGGACGCTTCGTTCCAACATTTCGCAAACGATGTGCGGTGGGGATGTCTTTGTTAAATCCTTCCGAACCGAGTGCATCATCATAATTTGGGGGAACAATGGCCAACATCGGTGTCATGAACTTCTCGGGGATCGATCCCCCCGAGTTCGCGCCACCGGTAAAATCCGTTACATCAACTATATCTGTGCCGAGACTCGTATAGGCTAGCGCAGTAGTAAGATTACCGCCAGTGCCAGTACGATCCATCGTAAGTGTAATTTGGGTATCACTTGAACCTTGTGCTGCCGTAATACCAGAATCGTAACCGGCCTGGCCATTGTTGGACACTGCAAAGACGATATTCGTAGTGGCAACTGCATTAATGGCATTAATAATAAGCGCGGCGATCTGGGCATCAGTCTTGTCGGCAAAACCAATGCCGATCGAACTTCCCGCACCTGCCACTGGGGGAGCGGTGGTTTGTGCCGCGGACAGACGAATCGTCGTCGCCCCACCTTCACCACCTGCGCTAGTTGGAATAGTAAATGAAAACGCACTATCAACGTCCGCACTTTTCACACCAGTGGTATCAAGGGCATCTACTGCGGTTGCCGCGATGCCGGAGTCAGCAGAAGCCACATTATCAAACTTAAGTTTCCAACCTTCTGCTCGATAAAGAGAATTATCAGAACCCGAGTTCAATTGGGTATGACGATACTGGCGCCCGCCCACATACTTCTCAGGAAACGGTCCTTGTAGTGGCGTATCGCTATTGTGCACAATGTCGTGATGAAGGTTGGTAATCTCAATTTCGGGTGCATAATTCTCGATTACCTGCAAATTCTGCCCGGTTGTAACCGAAGAAGAGTAAATGCTGAAGGGCGCGAGCATGTTGCCATCGCCTTTATGGAGGTCGCGGTCCGAGCGGTTGATGTCGGGGTTCATCTGGAACCCAAGACGTTGTTTGTAGGATGGCCAATATACATCTTTTGTATTCATTAACTCTTCAACTTCGTTGCGGAAGCCTACCATCACATTTTTGGCGGCGCCGCCTCGTAGACCACCGAATGGAGAAGTTGCTACGAAAACAAAATCGAGTTTTTTATTAATACCAAACCCAACTCCGCCGACAGTAGAATTACCTTCAGCCCCGAATTTATAAGGCGCGAGCTGGGCTCTGATATTCGCATCTCTGGACGAGTTGAGTATTACTTGCTTATTTTTCAGGGCGCCCGGGTCCATAGCGGGGGTGGATTCAACAAGAGCAATAGTATTTCGCGCTGCTACCGCATTCCACCACAGAGAATTCTTGTCTAAAGGCGCGAAAGATTCTCCCAATTCTGGGGCTGGAGCGTGGATAAATCTCCAGTTCTTAAAGTTGATCGGCTGCGACGTTCCAATTTGTCGACGACCGTGGGCGTTTGCAGAGTAAAAGCCAGTTCCGGTAGGGTCGCTATCTGGAGATGTACCCTGTTGGGTGTTTACAGTTCCGGGTTGCAGGATGCCTTCGGGCTCACCCAATTGCTGCTTAACATTTTGGAATTTACTTTGATACTTGCTGCGCTCCAGCATGTGGCTTTCGATGATGGTTCGAACATTCTCTGCGAAGTCCGCTGATGCCGGCACAAGCTGTTGCAACATTACCGTTAATGAAGAATCAAACCACTTATAGAACTCATAAAACTTCTCAAAATCGATTTCGGTGTTACCGACTCTTTCAAAGAAGCGCTGACGTAGAAGTTTCAGGCCCTTATATTCTGGACGGTATCGATTTACGGGAGCGCCAATTAAATTATTAATATCCTTTAAGGTGGCGAAGTAATTAATCATCTCCACCGAAAGTGCTTGCGCCATGCTCTTTTCAAAAGCAAAGAAGTAATTGATGGGCCGGGAGTCTTTGGTAAATATCTGTTGTTCCTGAGCGCCCAAGACCGTGACCATGTCACTAGACTGTACATTCTCAGGTAGCTGGAGCTTTGAAGAAATCACATGGTCTTTATCCACAACCTTGATGCTTGAAGCCCCGAACCCCTGACCTTTGCCGGAGAATTGAATCCCTAAGAAATCTCCTAGCCAATTGAATCTTGAACCAGCTGTAACAGCCGAACCAGAATATTGATCTGCAACGACGAACTCTCCAGAGGCATCCGACCCGGTGTTCTGAGAAAACTCCCAGTTAAACATCAGGGTATCGGCTTGAAGAATGTCACCGAACGAAGCAGAGGGTATGAACGGGAACGCGTATCGATGAGGCTGCAAAGAACCATAATTCTGTGTATCAAAGGCATGGCCGACGAGGGTTGCGTCATCCACATAGTCCAACCAATAACGGCACGCGTTTACTTTCACATCTGTCGTTGCTAAAATTGCGCCGGTAAAATTAGTGCGGTGAGCACCGATGAAGGCTCTCCTACTACCGGTTACAAACCCAACAGGCGCACCTTCAACTTCGCCGGTGAGGTTAAACTCATTTCTAACAACCCCCGCATCTAGTTGGACGCCATGAAGTTCTATAATATAGTCGTTAATTGGACCAGAAGCGGGGGCCCCGGCGACTTGGCCCGCTTGAGGATAATTTACTGGCTTAATGCGTACTGCCAGATTCCAGTAAGTATTATCGTAAACATCTTCATAAAGGTCAGAAACCAACGGGGGTACGCGGCCGCCGGCGGTGCCGGTCAGCACAAAGCGGATGTTATTAGACGACAACTCATCTCGAACAGCATAAACCTGGAAATTAGTTGTATCTGCCGGAGAGGTGCCCCACGTAGTAAAATTTTCTGAGTCGTGGGCAGTATGCACACCGAATAACGAAGAGCTGATTACATTTGTATTATAATAAAATGAAGCGTCTTCACTTGGCTTAAGAGGGAACAAGATGTCCGCTTCAAGAGTTTGAGCAAAGCCGCTGCCGAGGTTCGTATGGGCTGGAATGAAACCCGTAGTATTAGTAGTGTCGGCAGGGTTCTGGAACTGAAATACGGTACCGCCGCGATTGTCTTCAGTATTAAAATCTATAAATTTATCTACAACCGAGACGGTACGGCGATTGTCTCGAATCTCATATTCAATGCCGTTCCCATACATGTTTAATTTAACAAGCTCGTCATCGATACCAAAACAACGAATCATATTGCGGAAAGCTTTTTCTGTTCCCTTCGTCTTATAGATGTAAACTAAATTGTTATAGATGTTCTGATAAATGGTATTCTTAACATCGGCTAATGATTTTTCGTATACTCTATCCTCGCTACGATCTGCTATCTTCTCCAGTACATCAGCATCAATGAAAAGCTCTGGGGTAAAAAGACCGGAAGATCTTAATAAACGATCAGCAAAGGGGAGCGGCTTGTGGCTCCCAGATGCATAAGTTATATTTTTTAAATCAGAGAGTGACTTAATTTGAAGTTGTAAGGTATCAAAATAACTTGACATTATTTGAATAAGATACTTTAACTGCTTTTGTCCTTCTTCGTCCTCTTCTGCAATCCACGAGGGAATAGAATTAAACAGCGACGCGTTATTATTAACATCATATTCGGAGCCAGTCAATTGTAAGCGGTTAGCCAATCCCGAAACTTCCGGATGGAAAGAATAGATAATTGGATCTTTAAATTCTTTAATGGCCGCCTTCGAAAGTACAATCGCCGATCCCGTTGCGCGAGAGTCTGACGTGTATCCAGTCCAACTACCATTGGTAATGCGACCCGAATAATCCAACACTACCGAATCGGTGGCTGCAACTCCGGTGATGCCTTCATTAAACTTATAATATACGCCCAAATTGGTATTAACTTTGTCTCGTGTTTGTTTAAAAGGCGTGGGGTCATCATTAGTGCCTCCCCCGATCTGGGTAAACCAATGTCGACCGACCTCTTGACCGCTACGCTCAGTCTTCCAATAGCGAAATTCATCTAAAGAAGCGGACAATTTGCCGGCGTATTGAACAGCCGATGAAGATGCTGGAGCAGAAACCAGGGCACCAATGTTTGCTCGAAGGGCGCCGGTAATCTCATTAAGGTCCATCGAGGTACCCAAAATGGTAGAATTATTCAAATTTCCATCTAAATAAAAATTACTCAGAACGCCGTTAGAAGCCGACATAAGTGTAAGAGCATAATGATGCCAGGCTCCATCTGCGACGGCCTCGCTGGTAACGGTGCTGGCAGCAACTGACTGCATTTCAAATCCGTTAGAGCCCGATAAAACCGTTACACGAAAACAATCTGCCCCGGAAGCTCCGGTTAATTCCAGCCTAAAGCGTCCATAATTGCCGGAACCCAGTTGGTTACCGTTCCAAAGATCAAAAATGACTTCTTTTTCTGTCTTTGCAAGGTCAAATGCTTTCTTTTTAAGCCAAAATTCAACAGAAACACCCTTGCTCAGCAAATCAAATTTTAAATTATTTTCACGATTTTTAGCAGGTTCATAGTAATTCGCCCCCGTGAATTGGGTGGCATAGGGGAGCATTCCATCCGGATTAACGTGGGGGCCACCTTCGAGATAAATGTATTCTAAATCAGCCGGGAGGCCATAGCCTTCTGAAATCGAGGATAGGGTACCCCACTCGCCGGCTGAAAAATCAATGTAACCGTTGGTACGGGGGTATTCCTTATCAAATACATGAAGGTCTAAATAAGTACAACTATTTTCCCACTCAAGCTTTTCTTTGAGAGACCCATCATAGGGGTAGGCTTCATAAATTTTCTTCAGAGACTGGGCGTAGTACTCCTCTGCGGATCCATAATGAGCAAAGTTTTTAGGAAATCTAAAATTGACATGCGGTATAAACCGCTCTTCGCGAATTATATCTTGTGTGTGATATCCAGCAGATTCAACTTCATCACCGATTTGAGCGGCTGATTTGTTGGACAATGCTTGGATAGATTTCGCTTTATCGTAATAGTCCTTAAAACTCATGTTCTAATTATCAATCAACTCTAAATTTGAACGTTTGTGGCTGTTCTTGCCAAGCCCCTATGCTATCATTATAATAAGATAAATTTATCTGATACATATATCCAACTTCTAATAAGGACATGTCTAGATCGAAGTAGTTACCTTCCTTATCATAAGATAGATAAGTGCTGTAATCAGAACCTGTCCCATACGGTATGGCGTTGTAGTTGTCTATTGAGCGCCGGATGTTGTAGGAAGCGCTTGTGATAATTGCGGTAGGATTATTGGCTGTTGCCTTCACATAAATCGTTGGATTCCAATTTCTATCGCGAACAAAAAATCTGAACCGGCCCTTGTCACTAGTAGAATAAGACTTTTTAAGATTTCTGCAACTCGTTATTTGAGTGAATGTAGGTGCGGAATCATAGGTCGGCATGTGCTCTGGGAAAATAGAGCCTGTAAAATACTGGATTGTCCCAAGAGTATGCGGGGCTCCGCTGGATTGGTTATGCCACACATCATACATAACGGTCAACCCCTTTGGTAGCTCCGTCGAAAGTGCTGCGGTTATGGCCATCTCGGCGGAATAAACGCCCCTGGACACCCAAGAAGCTGTCGTATTGAGATTGCCGTCATATAGAGTTAACTTTGAGCCGGTAGGAGCTGTCGAACCTGAAAAAAGGGAAACCATCAGAGTACTCCCGGCCTCAACCACTGGAATATTTACCAAGCGCCCACGGATATAATTGTATAAATATAGTTTATTAATATTGTCCTGAGCCGGCGCCAATGAGCTAGAATAATAGAAATTTTCTCGATCGTCTGAAACACGCGAATCCCAGCGGGCTTCGATTACAGGCCGCTTGAAGAAAAACTCACTAGATCTCGCAAAAAACTTCTTCGTATAATAAGACTGTTGGGCTCCATTTGGATTATTGATAATTTTCCCTGTGTCGGCGCCGGTAGAACTAGAGAAATATGCCTCCTCGCTCGATGTTAAGCGCAGCCCGAGCCCATAATTGCTGTAGGTGCCGGCGACCCACTGTTCTACAATTCGAGTTATATCTAATTCGATGTCTTCAAAGCCCTGTGCAAAGTTAATATTATAAGTTGAACCCGGATCCTGCGTGATATAATCTCCCCCAATATTGGTCCACGTGTTAGAGTCATCGGGCTTGATCCAATTTGAAGTTCCCAAGTCCTGGTAGTTATCCATATCAAGTCCCGTTCCCTCAGCCCAAGAGCGGGAAACCGGTGCCACAGTTAAATTAAAATCCTGCGGAAGAGTAAACGGATGAGCAGCATTAAACATTCTAAGATAAAATGACACACTTCCACTAGCGGGAACAATACCAGCCGTTCTATCGGCCGTAATGGAAGTAATCGGAAATCTTATTAAGGTTCGCGAGAGTTCCTGAGATTGTCCCGTGGTGCCCGAGACTTGTCCATAAATTGAAAAGATTTCTAGTGAATCGGCATAACCCATGTTTGAACCGGTACCGCGAGTGGCGAGGTCGGCCTCAAAAGCATTTGTGATGGTGTTGTCAATATCGGCAACATACCTCGTAATTGCCATTAGCTTATAGATCCTTGAATGTCATTGTTAGGGAACTTTAATTCAAAAATTGTGGTCAAGCCGGCATTGATTGAACGACCATTCGCTGCCATATTACTCTGAAAATCATAGTTGCTCTCAGAATAAAACCCACCTTGCTTCGGTACAACTTGTACGTCATTAACATCTAAAACCCCCTTCACTCTTAATAATTCTCGATAAACATCTGTTATTAAAAGTCTTTCACCAATGTCGTAGGGATTATCGTTATAGAACTCAGACAATCTCGTATTAGCCCGAGCAATCACTGTATAGCGATTTGCATTAGCTTCTAAAGTGATTTGATATTTAATTCCAAAATTTACTATTTCAGAATCGAGGATATCTATAGTATCATTAATCATTTTATACTGCGTTATCCAATTTTTTACATTATTTTTTAATGCTGAGTTGGCCGCTATTAATTTACCACTTGTATCTGTAGAAATTACATACAAGTTCAAGTTACGTTTAAACTCGTCAAAGTCTTTTACAATACGCGCGCGCCAGACAGAACCAAACTTTCCTGGCATTCCATACACCACCGACTGATAATCTTGAGCGGTCACAGCCCTATTCTGTGCGGCGAAATAGCTTCTCACCCTCTCCTTCACTTCAGTCGAAGAGGGAAGGGCTATGTTTCCTACAAAAGTCTCTTCATTTGTCACCTCTAAAGACCCAATAACGGTATTTCGCATAGCCATTACCAATGCACCTTGATCACGAAATTTGAAATTTGCATTATTAACCGCGTTAATGGTGTTAATGGCCGCATTCACATCACGATTAGAGTTTACCCTGTAGGTAATCCTTAATGTTGTATTGGATGGCGCGATACCAAATTTGTCGGTGCTGATAAGTTTCGTGGGGTCGAAATCCGCATCTGTTATATAATCTCTGCCGTTCAAATCCAACATCAAGTGGGTTGGATCCAAAACTGAATTGCTTAACAACTCAGAGTCTGAGCCGTATCCAAATTGGAGGAACGATTCAATTGACGTTTGTTCGAGTACAAACCTCCGTGCTACGGGCACAGCTTTCAAAATACTAGGAACGGCTGCGCGCGAGGAGGCTGTATTCCGGATGGCTTTGTAGATAACATTTTGAGATAGATTATCAACCTGCATATACTCATGTCCTTCGGTGTCGACAACGCTCAAAATGTCGGCCACGTTCGCGTTCGATAAATTGAGCTTTAAAAACCTTTGGAAGTTTCCCACTTCTTGTTCTTCTACAACTGCATGTCCAGAGACAGCCCGCCCAAGGGCCCTAATGATGTATGATGTGGCATCTCCATTGGTGGCGTTAGCTTCACCAGCGACCATCTGATTAGTGGGGGTCGAGAAATCTACGTCTTCCAATAAAGTATAAGATCCTCCGCCGCCCGACCCAAATAGAGAGCCGGCCTTTAAAGTTCCAGCATATCTTAAATCAGGGCCACCACCCACACTAGCAGCAGGAACCTTGACGTAAAAAGTCAAAATACCATAAGAGGAGGGGCTTCCTCCAAGACGAAAGCCAAATTGACGGGCGTGGCGTACCACGTTACTATACTGAATGGCTGAGTCAAGAAAACTCTCGTTCGCCTGATAGTCTACATAAAATGACAGAATGTCTCCCACATAGGAAACGGTGTCGAGCATTAAGGAACCAAATGAAGCTTCGCTAAAATCTTTGTAAGTATTAGGATAGTAACGTTTGGCGTAATTTTCTAAATCTTTTCTAATCGAATCAAAATCTCGACTCGTATAATCTATGGATTGTAATTTCTTTGGCATGGGTAAAGTCCGTTATTAATTAGTTATCAAAATCCAATTTGAAGCGTAGTAGTTATCTGTAAGGGTACAATTGTAAAATGAATAGAAATAGACAGATCATGAGGATACAAATCTAGATCGTTTTCTGGAACTGAAAAATCAATCGTGTTTAGGTTAATAAATGGGAGGTACCTCTGAGTTTGTCGAAGAATACGATCATTAATCGTCGTATAGGTACGAGGACTATTCTGTTCAAAAAAATACCTTTTCAGGCCGACTCCGAACTCTGGATCCATGATCCTTTCCCCGGGAACTGTCAATAAAAGCATTTTTAAATTTTGTTTGGCTAAGCTAGTGTAATCTCTTATTAGGCGATACGGTCCGTCGACATCATCGACGATCAATGGCAATCTTGGTGAAATCCCTGACATAACGTTAGTTCCTCCTTATAATTAACACTCACTCGAAGTTTCTCCCTCAGAAACGTTGCTCGCGGCATCGGAATCTTCATCGGATTCATCTGACTTCATGGCCTCCTCCAAAGCATTCTTAAGTAACATCAACAGTAGATATACAATTCCAAATGGCCCGGGCGGCATCATTAAGAGCCCCAAAAACGTTCCTGTAAAGTCCACACCATCCATGTTTATACGAGGGAATAAATTATCCCGAAGCGCCGCGGGAACGTTGTTCCTTGGGTCGCGGGGATCTTCTTGGGCTTCCACATAAGTAAGTCCGTCCCACTGGGCGCCGACTTCCTGGTTGCCGAAGTTGAAGGGATTCCCCGGAGTTGAAAAGGGCACCTTGGGAGGATTTCCTATAAAGACAGCGAGACTCTCGGGGTTGGGGACGTTGCCTTGACCAACAAAGTTTTTCCAATCCGGCGATGGTAGTTGAAGAGTTGTATCCTTGGGGTTTCCTTTCCGGTCAAGGCCACTCGGCGCGCCGACACCTAGCACGAATCCCGATGCCGCGGCTTCCATAGCCATCGCCAACACGCAGAACATAAGTTCCATCAGTTTCTCTCCCGTCATGTCTGGGAAAGGCCCGACGCCGGGGGCGCCAGGAGCGGTTGCCGCGGCGATTTCTTCTGATGCAGCAGCCGTCAGCATGGTGGTGAGTGCTCCCCACGTGTCGGAGTCCACGATCCCGGTTATGGGGATGTTCGAGGCACTCTGGAAATCATTGACCGCGTTTTCTGTTTCTGCACC